GGAATGAAACTCTACAAAGAGATGCTTGATGCATCGATTGCAAAGGAGTGTGCTCGTTTTGTGCTTCCTTTGGCATGTCCCACAAAAATTTACATGACAGGCTCAGTTCGGTCGTGGATCCATTATATCGATTTGCGTTCTGCAAACGGTACACAGAAGGAACATATGGATCTTGCATTAGGTGCAAAAGAAATCTTCTGTGAACAATTCCCTGCTGTTGCTGAAGCAATGGAATGGGTTTCATAAATATTCACACCAACAATTGAGCTATGCCAACATACCCCGTTATTAATTTAGAAACAAAAGAGAAGAAAACACTCAGTATGACTATGAAAGCATACTCGAAGTGGAAAGAAGAGAACCCAGGATGGGATAAAGATTGGTCAGAAGGATGTGCGAGCACCCAAGAGATGTTTAAGTGGTCGGGAGAGGCTAATTCCTCTGGATGGAATGAAGTCTTGGACCGTGCATCTAAACAACCGGGTGCTACTGTCCGCAAAAACCGCGATTACCAATTCTAATCTCCGCTTATGCCTGCAAAGAAGAAAACTCCTACACCAATCGTTCCATTCGGGATGAGCAACAAGCACATGAAAAGAAAGAAACCGATCAATAAGGACCTAATGAGGTCCATCGAACCATTAACAGAAAATCAAAAAGAACTTTTCCGCTGCTACGAAAACAACCAGAATCTTGTGGCATATGGTTGTGCTGGTACAGGTAAAACGTTCATCACTCTCTACAACGCACTTCAAGATGTATTGGATGAGAAGTCTCCGTATGAAAAGATTTACATTGTAAGGTCACTTGTTGCCACTAGAGAGATTGGATTTTTGCCAGGTGACCACGAAGACAAGTCTTCTCTTTATCAGATTCCATATAAGAATATGGTGAAGTTCATGTTTGAGATGCCTACAGACGCAGACTTTGAAATGCTGTATGGCAACCTTAAAACTCAAGGGACTATCTCATTCTGGTCTACGTCATTCATTCGTGGAACCACCCTTGATAATGCTGTCATCATCGTGGATGAATTCCAGAACTTGAATTATCACGAACTTGATAGTATAATTACTCGTGTAGGTGAAAATAGTAAGATCATGTTCTGTGGTGATGCCACCCAGACTGACCTTGTTAAATCCGCTGAGAGAAATGGTATCGCAGACTTCATGAAGATCCTGCGTGTCATGCCCTCTGTTGATATTGTTGAATTTGGAGTGAATGATATCGTTCGCTCTGGACTTGTGAAGGAATACCTGCTAGCCAAAATGGAAACTATGTGAAATGAATTTTGTTCATCATAATTATCTCGGTGACCTTGAATTAAATAAGAAAGAAACAACTGGCATCCGTCTCTATAACTTACCTAATGGAGACTGGGTGCCGTCTATCACATCTGTGACCTCTTTCTATAACCGACAGATCTTTATTAACTGGCGTAAGCGAGTTGGTATTGAGGAGGCAAACCGTATCACCAAAAAAGCAACTTCCCGTGGAACTGATTTTCATGAGGCAGTTGAGGTGTACATGAAAAATCAGGAGATTGATTGGGAACAATTCAAACCTCTCACCAAGTTCATGTTTCATCATGCCCTACCATATCTGGACAAGATAAATAATATACACGCTATAGAAAGGACTCTGTACTCCGAGTATCTTGGTCTAGCGGGTAGAGTTGACTGCATCGCAGAGTACGAAGGAGAACTTGCAGTCATCGATTTCAAGACATCAGAAAAAATCAAACCTGAAAAGTGGTTGGAGAACTATTTCGTTCAAGAAATGTTTTATGCTTCTGCTTACTATGAACTAACTGGTATCCCTGTCAAAAAACTCATTACTATTATGGTCACTCCTGGTGGTGATGTAAAAGTATTTGACAAAAGGAATAAAGGGGACTATATTAAATTGTTAGTTCGTTACATTAAAGAATTTGTATCTCACAATCTTAGGTCAGAGAATGGAGAATGAACTAGAGAAGGTATTAGAAAGTAAATTCTTCTGTCCTGCGCGATTTGCTCAAGAGATTGAGACTCTTGTGCATGGAGAAAATAATATGAGCTATATTGATGCTATCATTTATTTTTGCGAGAAGAATAGTATTGATCTAGACTCTGTTCCCAAACTGATCTCCAAACCTCTTAAAGAAAAAATTAAATGCGAAGCATTAGAACTTAATTTTCTGAAGAGAAGTTCCCGCGCAAAATTGCCCCTTTGATTTCATTTTTATCGGAAAAAATTTTCCGGCAAAAATCTTCCATATTACTTTTTTGATGATGCCATTTGATGCCTATAAGCAGTATCTTTCGTTGAAGAATCACTTCACGAAAGAGAAGTATGACTATCACAAGTATTGTGGTAAGAGTCGTGCTACAGTACAATCATTCTACAAAAGGAAAGATCGTTTCTGGTTTGAGAAACTTGCCAGAAAAAAAGACGATAAGGAAGTAGTTGAGTTCTTCATATCTAACTTTATCACCTGCACTGATCCAAGTAAGCTTTGGATAGGAGAATTGATTCGCGAAGGTGAAGTTAGATACACTTCATGGAAGAAGAGAACTCAATCAATGTCTTACATGTTCAAGGGAGAGATTGAACAACTCCTTTCTGAAAAGAAGTTGGATGATTTGTTTTCAAGCAAGTCTGGACACCCGACTATCCTAAAGAAATATTTGGGTGGGGATATCTCTATTGAAACTATGGTAATTCTTGATAGAATACTAGAGTTCCGAAAAAACTTTGACAATGATCTACAAGATCCGGTATGGGAAACCGTTAGTATGAGAATGAAAAAGTATTCTCCGTTCCTAAATATTGATGTACCACGTTATAAAAAAATCCTTAGAGAGGTTGCGGTAGGGTAAATGAGTTTCTTTGAATCCGAAGTCGTTAGAGCAGAACTTGCTGAAGTCCAGGAACTTCAGGAAGAAGTATACTCTAGCGTATTTAAATTCCCCTCTATGGACACGGAAGAAAAACTGCGTCACATCGATCTCCTAGAGAAATTGATTGATAAGCAGAAAATTGTATGGACTCGTCTGAGTCTGTCTGATGATCCTAGTGCGATTGAGATGAAGCAAAATATGATTGAGTCTGCTCGCGCAATGGGACTTCCCGCAAATGTTGATATGAGTGTTGTGTTTAACAACATGAATGAAATGCTCAATATTATGAAAAATCAAGTTGACACTACGGGTTCTGACCTGTAGAATAGCAAGGTACACACAAGCCAAATCTAATTAATCCGAGGTAATCCTATGTCTTTCGCAGACCTTAAAAAGCAGTCTTCTCTTGGTTCGTTGACTTCTAAGTTGGTAAAAGAAGTTGAGAAGATGAACAATACTAGTGGCGGTGGAGATGACCGTCTCTGGAAACCTGAAATGGATAAGACCGGCAACGGTTACGCAGTCATCCGTTTCCTGCCCGCACCCGAAGGGGAAGAACTTCCCTGGGCAAAGATGTATTCCCATGCCTTCCAAGGTCCTGGTGGATGGTACATTGAAAATTCTTTGACTACAAGTGGTGGTAAAGACCCTGTGTCTGAGTACAACCGCGAACTATGGAACAGCGGTAACGAAGCAGATAAAGATACTGTTCGTAAGCAGAAACGCAAACTCTCTTACTATGCCAACATCTATGTTGTGCAGGACAAAGCAAACCCTCAGAATGAAGGTAAAGTCTTCCTGTACAAGTTTGGTAAGAAGATCTTTGATAAGATCATGGAAGCAATGCAACCTGAGTATGAGGATGAGACTGCCATCAATCCTTTTGACTTCTGGGCAGGTGCCAACTTCAAACTGAAACTGAAGAAGGTTGCTGGTTACTGGAACTATGACTCCTCTGAGTTTGCTGCATCAGCACCTCTGCTGGATGATGATGATGCTATGGAAGCACTGTGGAAGAAGCAGTATTCTCTTGCTGAACTTGTTGCTGCTGACCAGTTCAAGTCCTATGATCAACTGCAGAATCGCCTGCAGATGGTTCTTGGACGCAAGTCATCTAATCGTCCTCTTGATGAGGAGACCGATAATGAGGACAATGATCGTGGATCATATGCTCCTGACTTCAGCAGTCGTCGTGCAGAAGAGACCGTGGCAGCAGCTACTAAACCTTCTGTAGAGTCTGCTAGTGCGGACGAAGATGATGCTCTCTCTTACTTCCAGAAACTGGCAGAGGAGTGATCATTCATAAAGTCTGATATTATCAGCACGCTTAAGGGTTTCACTCTTGTATTGAGTGGAACCCTTTTCGTATACCATCATTTCTTCCAGGTCATCGATAGCAACATTGACATATTGTGGTTTGAGTAGGAATATATTTCTCTTTTTATTCTCTAAGTCTTCTTCATACTGATAGTTTGTCACTGTCTTTGCTGTGCTATTCAGAGTAGTCTGTAGTGTATTATCATAGAAACTCACAGAATAATCTGACTCACACTTCAGTCCAGCAGGAACGATTGTAACACCCTTGCTGTTCTTTACTTCTGTAGTTTCATAGTGATGAACACCATTGAACAGATTATCATAGGTGCTATATTTTTCTAGCATGAAACGATCAAAGTCTCTCTGTGATAATGGCCACTCAGTTTGAACATTGATGATATTGTTTGATGCTAAAACCAACCAATCAAAGTTAGAGTTTCCATAGACTTCAAATGCTACATTGTCAGGACGATCATTGCCTTTGATGTTATACTTGGTGAAGAAAGCAAGTTCTTGGAAGATGTCTTCGCGTAGTGTTCCTTTCTTAAATAAATTTTTGACACGAATATAATCAGAGATCTTCGCATCAGGAAGTCTGCTGACGTATTCAAAATCTGGTAAACGACTAAAGTAATTTGACATTTTAGAAACCTATTGAAGCATCGCCATCTTCTGCATAATCACCATTAAATACAGGTTCAAGTTCTTTAAATCCTAAAGTCATCGAGTATGAAACCAACTTACCATCAGTGTAAGTAGCATACTGTCCATCTGGAGTATAGTTTACACCAACACTAGTGCAGGCACATTCTTTGACCTTGCCTATGTATGGATGTTCCTCCGCATTCACCCCTCTATGTAAGTATTTAATCTTGAATGTATGAGGAGACTTGAGGAACAGATTACTCTCAGATCTTTGAGGTCTAGATCCTTGCTTAAAGAAGCGAAGAATTTTGATAATTTCATCTGCCTCATCTGAATTACGAGCAGACATTTTGAATGTAAAGTTAAAGGTACGCAGAGTAGGATTTTTAAATAACAACTCAAGGTTGGGATTCAGAATAGTACCAGTTGTTCTTGCGAGTAAGTTTTGTGTTCCTGTCGCTTGCTGTGTAAAGAAACTAGCAAGAGCATCTTTTGTGTTTGAGTCCTTAGATGCTGACTTGATATCACTCCCAAGTTGTGTAAGACCCCCACTAATATCTCCCTTCAGACCTGTTAAAGCAGCAGCAGCGAGTGCTGCTTGGAAAGCATTCAGATTATCATCAGCAAAACCTACAGTACTTGCATCCTGAATGCCTGCCGGGATGGGTAAAAAACAAGACCCAATAATTCTACTATCTGTTGATGAACGATTACCAAAACCAATTCTACCACCTTCTCCTGATGTTCCCGAAGCTGATTTTGGTTCATATTTGAGCATATCAAACTTAATCACATCCTGCGATCCGTTACCAATATCAATTGGATACTTTAGGTTTTTGTCGAAAGATTCTCTTGTCTTACCACTACCGGCACCAGATGATCCTTGACTCAGTGGGGAACTTCTCTGCCATGATGATGCTCCACCAGCAGCAACTGAAAATTCTATTGGAGCATCTGATGCTTTTGCTTGACCAGACTTACCATTATCTCTATTAAAGTTATCTTTTGATGGAGCATCTAAACCAAAACTATCTTTGATTGATTCCATCTGTTGAATGGAAATTTTTGTTAGAAGACCTCCCTCTCCCATACCAATTTTGTCACTGGAGTTAGCATTAGTGGTTGGACTTATTAAGTTCTCCCCCGAATTCTTTATTCCAATAACAACGGGATTAGATCCCTTGGCATCATCGTAACGTATAATTTCTTTCTTGAAGGTTGGTTTTCCATTTGAATCTCTACCTTCAGTTACTTTTGTAGAGATATATTTTTGTGTAGAAGGACCCTTGCCAGACCGGCGCTGCTGTGCGCTTCCTGTTCTTACTTTTATTGGTGCAATACTACTTGTCGCTGATTGTCCTGCTGCCATTAGACAAAGGTTTTTACTTATTTATCAATCATTTTACGATATGGTATTTTCATTAAGTCATCAACCTCATCATACTGGACAATGTACAACTGTCCTGCCACTTCATCCCAGGTATATTGTCTTGATTTTCTCAGGTGAAGATTGATTCCTCTGAAACCCCAACGCAAAACATCAGTACAGGCAATCAGTGGGTGTTGATCATAACTGATGTTGGGAGTTTTAGCATTGTATATAAAGGTATAAAAT